CCTCAAATTTTACGCACGAGATTTTACAGTACCCCCTCCCCAGTGAAAGGAGATGATGAAAGATGGATAAAGCTGAGAGGATTAAGAAAGAGGAAAACAAACTTAAGAGGATTTTTAAAAATCTGGACGAAAATAAAAAGAGAACAGTTGAGGGTTTAATAAAACGTGCAGCATTCATGCGGGCCAGCCTGGAAGATTTCGAAGAGGACCTTGACCTTAATGGATTTGTGGAAGAGTTTGCTCAGAGTGAAAAGCAGGAACCTTATGAGCGCAAGCGTCCAGTGGCGGACCTATATAATACAATGAATACCTCATATCAGAAGATTATAAAACAGCTTACCGATCTTCTTCCAGAGGGGAAAGATGAAGGCGATGAGCTTCTTGACTTTGTGGGTGGTGGTAAGCGTTGACGGAATTTGAGCAATATTTTACCCAAATTGCAGATGGAAAAATAACTGCTTGTGATAAAATGAAAAAGATATCGGACCGATTGCTTGAACAGTACTTGAATCCGGGAGAATTCCATTTTGATTATGATATTGCAAGTAGGCACACAATATTCATTGAGAAGTTCTGTAAATTACCGACCGGAAAACTTGGAACGCCTTTAAAACTTGAATTATTTCAGAAAGCCAGATTACAAGCGATATTTGGTTTTGTTGATGATAACGATATCAGGCAATATAATGAGGTCCTAATTGTCGAAGGCCGTAAGAACGGTAAAACCACCGAAACAGCCGCGATTGAATTAGACATGCTGGTAAACGACAAAGAAGGATCCCCACAGATTTACAATGTTGCCACAATGTTAGATCAAGCCAAACTTGGATTCAATGCAGCAGACAAAATGCGTAGGCAGTCAGTATTGCTAAAAAAGCATATAAGAAAGAGAGCGGCAGACCTATATTGTGAAATAAATATGGGGTTCATTAAGGCACTGGCAAGTAATGCTAATAGCCTTGATGGCCTTGACACTCATTGTGGTGTAATCGATGAATTGGCAGCTATCAAAAACAGAGACATCTATGATTTAGTAAAGCAGTCTATGGGAGCGAGACAACAACCGCTCCTTTTTTGTATTACAACAAATGGATTTGTACGAGAAGGAATTTTTGACAGCCAGTATAAATATGCCAGTGATATCCTTGACGGAAAAGCAGATAACAAGAGGTTTTTGCCATTTATTTATGAACTTGATCACATCAGTGAATGGGATAAGGAAGAATGCTGGATAAAAGCGAATCCGGGTCTTGGTACAATCAAAAGTTTTGATTACTTAAGACAAATGGTTCAAAAAGCCAAAGACGATGATTCATTCAAGCCTACTGTAATGGTAAAAGACTTCAATATGAAGCAAACGTCAGAAGCGGCGTGGATGAGATATGAAGATTTTGAAAATGAAGAAACATTTGATTTCAGATTTCGATACGCCATTGGCGGAATGGATGCTGCTGATTCTATAGATTTAAATGCAGCAAAAGCATTATGTATGAGGCCGGGCGATGAGAAAATTTATATTAAGCAGATGTATTGGATTCCACAATCTGTACTAGATAGGCAAGAGCTTGATGGCGATAGGAAAGGACGCGATAATGTTCCTTACCAACTCTGGAAGGACCAGGGATACTTACGAACCGTAGAAGGAAACAAGGTAAATAAACGTGTTATGCTTGATTGGTTTTGTGAATTAAGGGACCAAGAGGATTTATACATACTCTATATCGGTTTTGACCCGTGGCATATTGATGATTCACTTTTACAGGAGTTTAAAAATGAGTTTGGAGAAAAGGCTATGATACCAGTGCGGCAAGGCGTAATTACATGCAGCCAGCCGATGAAAGATCTTAAAGCAGATTTGCAAGCAAAGAAAATGGTATATAACAATAATCCAATAGATAAATGGTGTTTTTTTAATTCAGTAGTAAAGACCGATATTAACGGAAATATTCAGCTTGTAAAAATGAGCGATTCAAGAAATCGTGTTGACGGAACAGCAGCACTTATTGATGGTTATAAAATCCTTCAAGACAAGATGCTTGAATATCAAAGTCTGATATAGAAAGGAGGTAAAACTTGGGAATTGTATCAAAAATTAAGGCCACATTAAACAATGTTGCCATGAAATCTGCTTTTAAAATGATTACAGAACAAGGAAATGGATTTTACACATGGAATGGTAAACTATTTCAATCCGACATGGTTAGAGCGTGTGTAAGACCATATGCCAAGGCGATAGGAAAGTTAAAGGCAAAGCATATACGCAACTTTAACGGATCAATAACGGTTAATCCTGATGTATATATGCGCTTTTTATTAGAAGAACCGAACCCTTTAATGTCGGGGCAGGTAATGCAGGAGAAAGTTGCAACGCAGTTGGCGTTAAATAATAATGCTTTTATCCTAATCGTCAGAGATGAAAACGGAATACCACATCAGCTTTACCCGATACCAGCAGCTGGGGTAGAGGCTAAATACGAAGAAGGGAACCTCTATTTAAAGTTCTATTTTCTCAATGGTAATACATTGACGTTCCCTTATACGGAAGTAATACATCTGCGTAAGGATTTCAATGACAATGATGTTTTCGGGGAGTCCCCGGAAGCCCCGCTTAAGCAAATCATGGATATTATTACAACTACTGACCAAGGGATAATAAATGCAATAAAAAACAGCAGTGTAATAAGATGGTTGCTAAAATATACCACTCCAATGCGCCCGGAAGATTTAAAGAAAAATGTACAAGAGTTTGTTGATAATTACTTGAGCATATCAAGTACTACGTTCGGGGCTGCCGGAGTAGATGCAAAAGCAGATGTTATAAGAATCGAACCAAAAGACTATGTACCAAATGCACTGCAAATGAGTAATACAAAAGAACGCCTATATGCTTTCTTCAACACTAACGATAAAATCGTACATTCAAATTATACCGAAGATGAATGGAATAGTTATTTTGAAATCGTAGTAGAGCCGGACGCACTGCAATTATCAGCAGAATATACCAGAAAACTATTTAATCGCCGTGAGCGTGGATTTGGAAACAGTATATACTTTGATGCTTCTAACCTACAATGCGCCAGCCTTTCCACAAAGTTAGCGTTACAGGCCATGGTAGACCGTGGTGCGCTTACGCCGAACGAATGGCGTGAAACATTCAATCTCAGCCCGGTTGCTGACGGTGATAAGCCGTTGCGTAGGTTGGACACACAAACAGTAGATAAGGTCACAAACCTTTTATCTAATATGCGACTCGATAACATAGCAGAGACAAAGGCGGCAATTTACGCTTTGTTGAAAGGTGGTGAGAAGAGTGCCGAAAAAGATTGATGTGAAAGGTGAAATTGTAGGCAATAGCGATGCCTGGATTTATGAGTACTTGGCAATGGAATATGCATCACCTCAGGGGATTTCAAAACAGCTTGTGGAAGCAAACGGAGAAGATATCGAAGTGGAAATCAACAGCCCTGGCGGGAACATATTTGCAGGATCTGAAATCTACACAGCTTTAAGATCTTATAATGGCAACAAAAAGATACGGATTGTAGGGCTTGCGGGTTCCGCGGCTTCCGTAATTGCCGAAGCTGGCGAGTCAGAGATCAGCCCAACCGCAATGTACATGATACATAACGTGCAAAGCGGGGCCAGCGGAGATTATCGGGCAATGGAACATCAAGCAGAAGTGTTAAAAGCAGCAAATCAGTCGATAGCAAACGCTTACATGGAAAAAACAGGAATGACAAATGAGGAGCTGCTTGCGCTTATGGATAAAGAAACATGGTTGCCAGCGCAAGACGCAGTAAAGTACGGGTTTGTAGATAAGGTGATGTTCCAAGACAGCCGAATCCCGCTTACAAACGCTATCGGCGGAATCCCGCCAGAAACAATTGAAAAATTAAGGAATCTCATTAAGGGTCCGGGCAATATTGCCACGGATTTTTTTGATGCAGATAATTTAGAAAAGCAAAAAGCAGAAGCCAGATTACGGCTGCTTAATTTGAAAGGAGATTTTTAATGAGAAGAGAAGAATACGTAGCAAAAAGAGAAGCAATGAAAAACGAAGCGCAGGAGCTTATTAATGCCGGAAAAGTAGATGATGCCAACGCGAAAATTGATGCTATTAGCAAACTTGATGAACAGTTTTCCAATGAGGCAAAGGCGGAAGCAAACCTTAAAGCATTGGGAGAGATTCCTCAGATCGTGAATCTTTCAGGTGCTGGAACAATCCCGTCTGTTACTCCTGCAGCCGAAGCAGATCCGGAAGATATTTATAATTCTGTAGAATACAGAAAAGCATTTATGAATTATGTAGTCGGCGGAAAGGCTATCCCGGATAAGTTCAGGAATGCATCTACCACTACCAAGACAACGGACGTAGGAGCCGTAATTTCACCTACTGTTATCAACCGGATCGTTGAAAAAATGGAATCCATCGGAATGATCCTACCGCTTGTTACAAGAACTACTTTCGCAGCCGGGGCAACGGTCCCGACATCCGCCGTAAAGCCGGTAGCGACATGGGTAGCCGAGGGTGCCACTTCTGATAAGCAGAAAAAGACAACCGGACAGATTGATATTAAAGGTTATAAGCTGAGATGTGCAATTTCAATGACGCTTGAAACCTCTGTAATGTCTCTACAGGTGTTTGAAACAACGTTTGTAAACAATGTATCAGAGGCAATGGTAAAGGCCCAGGAAATCGCCTTTATCTCTGGCACTGGAACCGGTCAGCCGAAAGGTGTATTAACCGAAACTGCTGAAACTGGTCAGAATATCGAAATAGCAGCGGCAACCGATCCTACATATCAGACGCTTGTTGATGCAGAAGCCGCGCTTCCTCTGGCTTATGAAAACGGCGCCGTTTGGAATATGACAAAGAAAACCTTTATGAAGTTTATTGGAATGGTTGATACCAATAAGCAGCCGATTGCCAGGGTAAACTACGGAATCAACGGGCAGCCGGAAAGATCATTGCTTGGTAGGCGCGTGGTTTTGAATGATTATATGACAAGCCTTGGTGCCACTATCACATCTGATACAGTGGTTGCATTCCTGTTTGACTGGTCTGATTATATGTTCAATACAAACTATAACATGACCATTAAGTCTTACGAGGACAATGACACTGAGGATCAGGTGACTAAGGCTGTTATGATCTGTGATGGAAAGACGATTGATAAAAATTCTCTGGTCACCGTAACCAAGAAATCAGCCTAATAAAGGGGTGGTTATATGCTGACCATAACTGTATCAAAAGAAGAAATGCGCAGTATGGTTAGAATCAGCCACAGCAAATTAGATGATGAATTAGAAATGCTAAAAGAAGCATATCTTACGGACTTAAGTATGGGAGGAGTAAATACCATACCAGCCGAGGATATGCTTTCTTTGGCTGCCCTGAGGCTTTATCTAAGGTGGCAGATGAACTATAACGGCGAAGCTGACAGGTACAGGCAATCCTATGAAGCGACAAAGATAGCTATGTCACTTGCCAGCGAATATAAAGGAGAGGAGGTAACACCATGAGGAATGAAGTGTGTATACTGGTTACGCTCACCGCTGATGGAAGCGAAGTTGATCCGGCTGAAAAAGAAGTGTTTTGTAGTAAGGCATCTTGTACCAGAAGTGAATTTTATCAGGCTTATGCAGTGGGGTTATCTCCTAAACTCTCTTTAGAGATTGACCCGGATGATTTTGAAAATGCGTCAATTCTTAAAGATGAAGAACTGGTTGATCCGCAGCAGGTGATATACAAAGGAGCCAGATACAACATTTTAAGAACGTTTCAAAAAGACGAATCAACTTTATCTCTGACGGTGGGGTGATCATATGAGGGTAGCAATTGATTACAAGGAAGAAATCTCTAATATTGACCAGATGCTTAAAGACCTGCCAAAGGAAATGCAAGCAGAGGAAAGAAAGGTTTTGAGTAAAGCCGGTGCTGCGATAAAAAAGAATGTTGTTAGGTATCTACACAGCAGCGGCATTGAGTCATTGCTTGATTCCGAACCTAAAAATTATGATGGAACCCGCCCGTATGTACACATGAAAGATGATGTAAGATTCACGGTTAAGAGAAATAAGCAGGGTATTCTTTACGTAAGTGTTAAGGGTGGAAAGTATACCGGTTATAAGTGGCATCTTGCTAATGATGGACATATCTCCAGAGACGGAAAGACATTTGTGCCTGGATTAAAATTTATGGAACGCGCCTTACAAGCCTCTGAAGGTGATATCGAATCAGCGATCAATGACATGATGAAAAAGGTGGTGCAGTAATGGATATAGAAAATCTAATTAAGACAACCTTAAACATTCCTGTAATAGACCTGTCTAAACCAATTTTAACTCCATGCGCTACATGGTATAAGACGTTTGAAGAACCGGAGCTGTCAGGAAATGGAGAAATAACAGAAGAATCCGAAACCTATGAGATTGATATCTGGTGCAAGAAAAGAGAAGACACGGTTAACAAAACAGGGCTTTTAAAAAATGTCCTGATCAGTATAAAGTATAACACGTTCCCCACTGTGAGTTTTTCCTATGATACTAATGGAAAATCATGGAGGGGAATGATTAATTTTAAGTATATAAAGGAGGATACAGATGGCATCAGTTAAATCGAATCGAATTAATGTGAAAAAGCCTGTGTACTGCCTACTTACTGCTGATACTGCAGCAGGAACCGCATACGGAGATGTAAAGTCATTTGGAAAGGCTATGCAGGTACAGATCACTCCGCAGGTTGCCACGGGCGTATTATATGGAAATGGTGGGAAAGAAGAAGATATAGGAAAAGTAAAAGCATATGCTGTCGTAGCAGACGTGAACAAATTATTTGCGGAAGTTAAGGCGGAAATCATGGGGCACACCATGATTGATG